TCTCGCGCTTTTTTATTGTAGCTTGCGGACTTAAATCGTACAAAATTCTCGTAATAAGTGTTGATTTTGAAATCTGTAGACTCGTTGGATTACGCAATAGCGAAGTCTATAGAATTCACTTGCTCAGCTAACTGTTTATCAGCAGCATGCAAGTAGCGTTCAGTTACGCGTGTTGAGGAGTGACCCATATGATGAGCAACGTCCTTGATATTGACACCTGATTGAATCATCAATGTGCCGTATGTATGACGTAAGCCATGAAATGTGTATGTGCCATCAGTTTTATTGATAGCTCGTAAACACTTTCTGAATGCACGCCTAACAGCGTCAGCATTTAGCCAGTCATCACCAAACAAGTTAACATTTTCCTTGCACCTTCGTACAAGCATAGGTTTTAACTCATTGTGTAGACCGCAATAACGAGCCTTTACACCTTTGGCTTTAGGGTTAGTTACGCGAATCATGTTGTTGTCAAAGTCGATGTCGTTAGCTTTGAGAGCTAAGATTCGTCCTTGTCTTATACCAGAAAGAGCAGCAAACAAAACAATGTCAGCTAAATCTTCGTGATATATAGCTCGGGCATGTGTCACCATGTCCTTGATGTCCTGAGCAGTATAAGCATTACGCTCTTGACAATCTTCGTCCTCACTAAATCTTTTAAATCTAGGGACTGTCCAGTCCTGAGATAAAAGCTCCATCTCCTGAGAGAATTTGAGGATTTTAGATACTGCTGAGATGTAACGATTAAGCGAAGCATTCTTCATGCCTTCAGCTTTTAGTTCGTAACAGTCATCTAGCATCATACGCATAGTTATCCTATGCGGATCAAATGACTCTGAGTGATTCAGAGGATCAGATGTAAATTTACCTGAATAGAGTATGGCTGACTTACGTCCTCCACCTGATACCCAAGCTGGGTGTCGGCGTAGTGTAATGTCCCTGCACTCTTTCCAAGTAGCACGTTTTTTAACCATAGAGAATGTCTCTGAGTTGTTTGACTAGAAGCACACCTTGAGGTGATAGCTTCATGATTTGTTTACGGAGGTCAGTTGGGTCACGATATTTGATAACCCAATTGAGTCCGCGTTTACCGAGCCGATGCTTGTGAGAAAGCCAATCAGTATTACGCGAAGCACTAGCACTTGGCATGTTAAGCCCTACCTCCTTGTCTTGAATCTGTACCTTTGATACGTCATCGTGACTTGCGATGTAGAGAAACACACTAATTACTTGAGCTGGTATCTCTGGGTCATAACTCCTGAACAGCTCCATCGCTTTCAGTAGTTTTTCCATCTCCAGATCTGTCGTCTTTCTGAATGGTTCCATTGGCTTTGGTGGCTGGACATTGGTATTCTAGCAAAAGATTACCAACATGGACAGAAAAGTCACAGTATTTGTCGGATTCATAGCCTAAGTAGAAGCTTCCGACTGAAATAAGTTGCATTTTTGATAGGAATTTGTACAAAGATATAGTAATTAATTGTAACTAACTGTGAGTAAATATACCGATATAAAAACAAGGTTGAACCTTATTTACAGTTCGACTGTATATACATTTCAACTGCATCTAGTACAATTTGTTCAAGTGTAGACTCTTTAGTTGCTGCTGCGATTTTCAGCTTTAAATGTTTATCTTTAGGCATGCGAATCGTAACTCTTTTCAATTCCAAATCGTATAGCTTCCTTGTTATTTTGTTCCCAATATAACAGTATCATCAGCGATCTGTTGTTTCATAATGTTAAGAAGTTCGTCTTTGTATCTATGGTTATTAATTAATGTTACAAGTTGTTCATAACGTCTGTCAAATGTTCGTTCGTTCATGGATTGTTAAAGTCTATTCGATTTGGTAATAAGTGATACACGCCATCATCTGTGGCAATTGTTATCTCTGTGTTTTTTCCTACTTCTTTTTTAAGTCGCATCTTTGTATGATGCTCTGTCTTATATGTGTACTCTTCAACTGTTCCTTTGTCCTTGTCTTCTATTCTGACAATTCCATAGTGTGAGCTGGGTAATTGATAGCCATGTATCTTCCAAGCTGCAAATTCATCAAATTCCATTGGAGGAAAGTAATGAGGAGGACACGCTTTGATTGCGTCCCAGTTATTGGGATAGTATTTACGCTTCATTTTCTTTTTTAATGTCAATAAGTTTGTAGCCGTAATCGTCACAGTATTTCTTACCTATCCATGCTGCGTCTTCGTCTGAAGCACAGTTCATAATGGTGTACGTTCTGAAGAATAGAGATCCTTCTGGTTTGTAAAAAACTGAGTAAGTCATTGCGTCCCTGCATGATTGTGAAGAGCAAAGGGTTTAATGACAGTTTGCTTGTCAGGGTGTATTTTTGAAGGTACAAACGTACCGCCGCATTTTTTCAGGCAGCTTGTAGGCGATTTAAATGGGGTGTTTTTTACAAGAAATTTTGTTCGTTCTTAAAATGTTCAAGTTCTACCTTTAATTTCTTGGGTTTGATTCTCACGTCCATGTATAGAACGCAATGTTCCGCAGCTCTACGAACTGTGTCATTGTCCCAATCTGGTTCAGCTTTGCGTATAGCTGCTGAGTAGTTCAGTGTTTGTGTTACGTCGATTGTCATAGTGAGGTGAGTTTTTTGATTAGTTGTTTAGTTCTTTTCTTTGCTGCCTGTATTATTCGTACATGTTTCTTGTACTTGGGCTGCTTGTTGCTGTGGTGTCGCCAGTTAGGTGTGATCATTCGTCTTCAAAGCCTCCACCAGTAAGTAAGGCAAAGAGTACAACTACAGCCATCGGATAAAAACACCAAAGTATTGCTTCAAAAGGACTTATTGAAGAAGATTCTGTATAGAAGTTTGTCATATGATCACCTCTCCCTCGGGTGATACTTGTACTGTGTAGTCAATTTCTGGCGGGTTGTCGTTGGTGTCGTTTAGTTCAACGAGTTCTTTGTTACCAGATCTCAACGCGTCCCATAGTATTGCCTCTGCTTCCTTGGGACTGTTAGCGTTTACGCGGTAGTAGTCTTTGCATACTTGCGTTACGCGAATTTCGTATTTAGTCATAAGCTGCCTAACCTTTCTGCTTGATAAAAGAGTTCATGTGCCTCCTTGGCATCGTTGCATTCCTGCAAATTGGTGTACTCATCATGTGATGTACTGATCTCTTCAAGCTTTTCAAATAGCTCACGTGGTGAGTATCTATACATTGCGTCCTCGCCTAAGATGACGTCGCATGCGTTCCTAAGAAACCAATGTGCGAGCATTGGACTATTTACTAGTCCTCCGTCTTTGTCGTAGTCATTAACTGCGTTGCGGTAGTGATAGCATTCCATGATGCCGTCCTTGTCTGGATCGGGTGGTGTTCCGTATTGAAATGACATTAGTAGCTTGGGTCTCCTTGTGGTTCTGGATACTTGGGTTCGTCCTTGTCTTCTGGTAGGTATTGCTTGATCATATGCCCGTCGTATTCGACCAGCTCGTATAACCCGAACTCGTCCATTCTGTATTTAGACGGTTGCGTCCTTGCGTCCATGCTTGTGAATGATTGTGACATGAGTGTGGCGTCCTTGATTGTGAATGATTGTGATTGTGATTTTTATAAAAACGCCAAGAACCCAGTCATAGACTGGGATCTCAGGATTATTAAATTATATTATTTATTTACGAATTAACTACAACTCGTGCATATTCATAACGGGCAGATGTATATCCTGCCTCCTTGTGAATTACTTTATATCCTTGTGATAGCAACTGTTTATGCGTAAGGTCTGCCTCACGCGTTGCTTCGGGTGATGAGTCATCATAAACCATATAAATATGGTTATCCATTAAGCAACCTCCTTGTTTGGTACGATGGTGGACAAATTAGCATTAAGTTTCTTCTTCTGATTTCCATGAGCTACGAATGCTATAACGTAGTCTCTGTCTGCTTTTGTGCATAGCTTGCAAGTCTCGCACTTGTTAGGGTGTGCCTGTTGTGCTGGGCATACTACCACGCGGCGTCCTTGAGGTGTTGTGATCTTACCTTTAACTCTAAAGAGTTCCTTTTTCTTACCATCACTAGGGTCTACTGATTTAAAAGATTCTATCTTTTCATGGTCAGTTGGGATGATAGTTACAGCTGGTACACCAAGATTAACAACATCATCACTCTGTGATAATGATTCAGTCGAACCATTAACAGTGAAGCCGTTGTTATTGGCATACTTCACAGCCTCTAGATTATGAACATAATCTAACTTGTGATGTGTATAGGTGTAGCCCCTTGCACCGGCTGACTTGTTAGCGTCTACTAATTGCTTTAGCATAGCTAAATTAATTAGTTCACGTCCTTGGTCATCGGTATCGTAGAAGAAGTCACCAGCCTGATTATGGCGGTACATAGTACCGGCTTTGAGAGTCTTAACCTTATCGGTTAAGTCAGACCAAGAACCACCTCTGGCTCCGGATGTGACTTTTTGCCAGTGCTGGTTTAAGTGAAAGCCAGAACTTGCATAGCAAGTTGTTTGATAGTGAGGGCATGTTGTCGGACAGGATTTTTGTGAGCTGGTCGTGACCATTAGTCGCCCGACCTTGCTGTTGCTGGATTTTGGTGTGATGTGGACAGTCATAAGTGTGGACGAATGTGGACAGAATAGATAACTAACGAAGTTAGTATCTAACAGCGTCCTTGCGGAGTTGAACCGCAAGTGAATACCCAGACGCTAGGATTAACTACCTTAGAAAGGTAGTGAATCAGTGGCATATCCAATGCCTGTTTGCTCATAGCAAAGCTTACCGGTAGCAACAGTGTTACCTCTTAGGTAACCCAAGTTAAGAACTGCGTTCTTGACCAAATCCTGTATCCAGAATCCCAATGACATATTGTCATTGATGAGCAAGTTGATGATCTTAGCTCTGCTAACGTTTGAGTACTTGTACTCATAGCCATTTGTAAACCTAACATTCACTACTCTAGTGAATGGGTTTGCATTGATAGCCTCGATAGCATCTGATGTACGAGGTGATGGGATTGAAGTGAACATAATCAAAATTTCGTAAAGAACAATTGGAGAGGAGTTGTAGTTAAGTTATATTTATCTCTCTCACCATAAATGGAGAGAGAAATATAACATAACGTTAAACAACTCTCTCTGATCTCCAGTCTAGCAACACTCTGTCCACTTTAGTTCATATAGTTTACAATCTGTAACAATACTAAAGTATTGTTGATTTGGTATGGCAACAGATCGCTTGACCTCAACGCGACAACTTAATCGCGCCAGCGCATGTCGCGAATGTTTAGAACACGCGCAATATGGTTCATTCCTGCGGTCAGGGAGCGAGCGAAGCGAGCGGAACCGTTGCTGTGACTGGATTCTCTGCGGACTATCAATCCGCCGATCTGTCCTGAAGGCATCGACCCCCTATGGGGGGTGTCCTGCCGCCGTCGTATATATAATACACCTCAGAAATTTATGCCAAAATTCTTAGATCTGTCCACTATCGTGCATAAATGTAAACAGACCTTTATCGGTCAAAACATGCTTGAACATATCGTCAAATACCTTTGGTGGAATCGTACAAATATGTGCACCTGCTGCAAATGCTCTACCAACTGTATTCGCATCTCTGATGCTTGCAGCTAATATTTTTGTATCTGATCTGTTATGGCAAAACACTTTGGCAATATCCCGGATCAAACCAATACCATCATGTCCGTTGTCGTCTAAACGTCCAACGAATGGTGATACATAGGTTGCTCCTGCTAGTGAACAAAGTATTGCTTGGGTAACACTAAACACTAAAGTCATATTTACACGTAAACCCATATAACTAAGAGTTTTACATGCTTTTATACCTTCTACTGTGCAAGGTAACTTAATAGTTGCTTCATTAACCCAAAGCTTGCCATATTTAATACCATTCATTATCAAGGTATCGGCATCTTTACCATCTACTTCTATTGACACATCCTTAACCCCAATATCTTTTATCAGGTCAGCATATATGTCGTCAGGATCTTTACCACTCTTCTTTATCAGCGTAGGGTTGGTGGTAACTCCTGATATAACTCCAGTATTTAGTCTTTCAGTTATATCTTTAATAATTGCTGAATCTAAGAACAGCTTCATTTAAATACTCCTATACGGGTGAGGACGTACATAGTTAGTACAGTCCAAAAAAGTACTTCTAATCCAATATTATTCATCTTCTTTTTCAGGGAAGTAACCGATGATAAAACCACCGTCTTCTGCTTCTTTTACAACTGCTGGGTAAACATCTTTTGATAGTTCATCCATCTTTGCGTGGTACTCGTCGATAGCTATATCAACAGTTTGTTCTGCTTTGAGATGTACCCATCTCTGTTCTAACCCCACCAACATTCCAAGTATTAACCAGTTTAAGGGTGGGAAAGGAGTCTTCAGACTCTTATATAGTTCTTTAAAATGATTTATATGTAGTTTATTTTCCATATAAGTTAACGTAAGTAGGTAGAGGTGATATTGATAAGGAATATCCAGCTAACAGTATGTATTAGGAGGGAGAGTCCACCCTTCTCTCCCCTTTATATGAGGGATCGGCTCTAAACCCAGTTATTGTATGCTTTTTTACCTGCGTTACCCCTTGCCTCTCTACGCTGGTCTAAATCCAGTCCTAGTACAAGGTGATTGGTAGCTGATTGAGGGTCATCTGCAAACTGTTCGAGCATATCTAACCATTCTTCTTCTTTCTTTAACTTGATCTGTGCCTGTGCTGAAATAGACAGAGCATCTATGTAGTATTTCACTCCCTGCGCTAACGCGTCTAACCTATCGTCGTGTTTAACAGCATACTTCTGTCTACACATACGACTCATTTGGTAAAAGAGCATGTAAAGCAGTCTTTCTTCTGGAGGAGCTTCTCTATTGGAGTTGTAATCCCATTCGATGACAGAGCGATTGACAATAAGACGATGTTGATTAAGAACAGGCTCAAGGGTATCAATAATACGATCTTCTTTTCTGACATTAGCTCTTACTTCTTCTACAAGTATTCTTTGTTTTGTTTGTTGTAAGTGTTTTTTAAATAGCTCAGCTACGATACCGTCACCAAAGTTAGATTCGATAACTAGTGTATTTACGTTGTATTTCTTGCAGCCTTTTAGTATATCGAGCAAGGTGTCATCCGAATACCCGTCACGGTAGGCACGCATTTCATGTACGTATAGAAAGCCGTTCTTCTGGGAGATGTAGCACGCGGCTGTTTCGTCTGCTCCTCTACCGGAGGGATCGACTGAGCAGATGGTTTCTTGGTAATCAGTCCACTCACCTTGTTGCTGCATAGGCGAATAGAAGTAATCACCGGGAAGTCCAACTGTTGGTAACTCCTTAAGACAGTTTCTTGGATCTGAGCACCATATGATATTGTCGGGTGCTTTAGTAGGATTAACACTTGCAACAATAAGATCAGACATTTTAAGAGGAAACTTCTCTGCGTCAGAAAGGGAAGTGTCGAGCATGAACTGGAGAGCAAAGTTGCTTCTTCCCATGGATGCTTCTCTTTCCACCAAGTCATCATCATTAAAACGATCAGGATCAGTGCAAGTAGGGTAAATGGCTCCATTATCTATATCTTCCTGTAATTGAGGTGCTAGTAGTCCTTCGTAAGGGGTGTTATTTCTTGGGTACCTTGCGGTCCAAATAAACGGTTTGTAATTCCTGCTTGCCAGCTTACGATAAATAGTAAAAGTAGTCTGAGGAGTCCCGAGATACATAATACGGCTATCGTCTTTCGGCGTAAGGATTGATTCTGCTTCGGTGCAGAGTTGAAGAAGCTTTTCACGCATCAACTCCGTCATACTGTTTCCGGGAACTTCTATGTCGTCCAGAATCATCAGGTCTGCTCTGCTTCCCGTTAACTGACCAGTAATACCAACACTTTTGACTGATGGTGCCTGATGAGGACTGCAAAGAACGTCGAAGGAAATTCTTGACCATCTCGCGTCGTCGCTCTTTGGTTGTAAGTGACTTAGCCATGGTGTTTCTATTATTAGTTTTTGTAAGAAGATACTCATGTTGTCTGCCCTCTCCTTAGAGGCAGAAATTATCATTATTTTCTTTTCTGGGTCATTGAAGAGTGTCCACAACACAAACGCTCCAGTAATCCAACTTTTTCCGACTCCTCGGAAGGCTTGGATCTGTAAACGTTTAGGTCCGTGTTGTAAGTAGTCTGCAATGGCATATTGTGCCCTTGTAGGTGAAGGGAGATCAAGCTGGTCCCATAATGCTTGCAGAAACAGCTTGAAATCACCCTGTAAGGACGTTAAAACGTCTTTCATGTACGAATGTGGATAAGTTAACTAAAGACCCCTCTCTGGCGGTTTTTACGCATCTCTCTTGCCATAAAGTCGTCTATTTCTTCTAGTACTTTTGCAACCTTTTCCATAAAAGCAAACTTCTCTCCAGCAGTCTTTCCTGCAAGTGCTTTTTTTACTTTCTTTGGATCTAATCCAGCAGCATTTAATTTACGATGTACTGCCTTATGTAGTTTGTCTGTAAACCCCATATCAAAAGCAACTTGGTTGTATGGATGATTTCCCGGAAAAAGGCTTGGATAAGAATTTTGTACAAGTTTCCAAAAAGGTTTTAGCTGTGTTTCCTCTAATCCATCTGTAATAGCTGCACCTAAACTTAACTCAAATCTATGATGTCCTCCTGTAAATTTATCTTCAGGATTGACAGTCTGAGATTCTTCAGCAAGTTTACGTCGGTTTCTTTCTTCTGTGTCTTTCAATGTGTTTTTAAGTTTTACGTCTCTTACGCCTTTACTGACGTTTATCTTTCCTCTAATATCCTGACCAGCAACTGTAAGCAAACCTATATCTTTTCTATAACCTTTTAAAGATTGGTTATTTTCTTTATAAAAGTTTCTTAGTTTATTTCTGTATCTGTTTTTTACTTGTGTATCAACTTCATCAAGATCAATAATTCTATCTTTAATAGGCAATGATCTTTCTGTTAAACCTGTAAACTTTCGTCTTACTTCTGTTCGTGCTGACTCAAGACCGAGGTCGTTTGGGTTTTCAATAACTTCGTCTACAACTTCCGTAAAACGAGGTTGTTTTATTTTTTGTAAACGAACTCCGTTTCTTAAGCCGTTACCATTACCATTACCATTTAGTGCTCCATTGATTTTGGATAAATGAGTTTTTATTGACTGCGTCTTCGCAAGGTCTGCTCCTCTAAGACTGTCTTTTGCAATTTGAGCAGCAGATTTTTTGGACTGATTTTTAGCCCACGGCTTTATCAAGCCTTCTACTATTGCCATTAAAAAAGCCCCTTGCGGGGCGGTTACTGTTTACCTTCCGTACTTCTGTCTGTACGCTTCTCGTCTTCTCTTCCTTTCCTCTTTATTCTTTATTCGTTTAATAGCTTGGAACTCTTTGTTTTTAGCAACCAACCTATCTACATGTGCTTTACCAAATCTTTCAACGTTTTTAGCTCTAAGCCTTGCTCTAGCTGAACCGGGCTTCGGTGATTTGGTAGTAGTTGTAGTAGTTGTTTTAGTCTTCTTAGCTATTGGTGATAACTTTCTGCTGTAAGTTTCTGTATTACCTTTTTGTCTTTCTTTCTGTAGCTTTAGATTTTCATCTGCATTTACTCTAAAAGTTGAGAAACGCTTGTCAGCTTTCTTAGTTGCTGTTGGTGCGTTGTAATCTTTGTTTGTATTCTTACGGCTTGAGCGTTGAGTCTTTTTAATTTTTAGACCAGTGTTATTAGCTTTTTTTTGCTTGTTGATGTTTTTGGTAGTAGAGGATTCTCCAGATTTACCTTTAACTTTATTAATTAACTTTTTACCGGCACTAATAATACCTTTACCTTTTAAAGCTTTTTTTTTAGCTGCACGGTATTCATCAACAGACATACCTTTTCTTTTTGCAAATACACTGTCGACTCTTCTATTAATTATTTGTCTAGCTTGCTCTGTAGCAATACCACCTAGTCCACCTTTAATTGCTGACTTAGGGTTTTTAAGTATTCCTTCACCAATCTTCAGTAAATCTTTACCACCTTTCTTAAGTACTTTTTTACCGTAACTTTTAGCTCCTCTATAAACTTTAGAAACAGCTTTTTGTTGAGGAGTCTTAGGTGCAGGAGCTTTACCTTTTTTAATAGCTTGTTTTAGTTGACCAGTTTTTTTAGTTATTGCTTTCTTGGCTTCACCAGCTTTCTTAGCAACTGTTTTAGCTGTCTTAACAGTAGTATTTTTAGCTGTTGTAGCTGCTTTTTTAATTTGTAATTTTTGCTTATTACTAATTAAAGGTTTCTTTGCTGGTACCTTGCCTGCTGGTTTCTTAGGTACAGGTTTCTTAGGAGCTGGTTTTTTTGTAACCGGCTTCTTAGTAACAGTTTTAGTAACTGTTTTCTTAGGTGCTGGTTTTGTAGCTGTTTTAGTTTTAGCTACGGGTTTCTTTGCTACAGGTTTTTTAGGAGTTGGTTTAGAAGTTGTGCCTTTAGCTAACTCTTTTACTTTTGTAGTAGTAGAAGCTTTTTTAGCAGTAGCTTTTTGTTTAGCAATATTCTTCTTTGTAGAAGTTATTTTAGTGGCTTTAGCTTTAGCTTCTTTTTGTTTCTTCAACCATTCAGTAACAGCTTTGCGATATCTAGCTTGTCCTGCTTCACCTGTTGCATAATTACCCCTTTTGGGTCGTGCCATCTTAATTTATATGTTGATGAATAATTAACTCTCGCAGTGGCTGAAATCCAAATGCTTTTCGCATCCATCCAAGCCAATGACTACTACCTTTGTCCTGATTGCATTGCCTGCACGCACAGACAACATTTGTTGTAAGATCCTGTCCTCCCTTGCTACGTGGTTTGACGTGATCGAGTGTAAGTTGTTTAAATTCATAAGTATTTCCGCAATAAACACATGTACAATTGAAGTGCTCTTTAACAGCTCTTCTCCAGAGCCTTTTAGAATCTGAACTTGTCATGGTTATTAAATTTTGTAAGTAATGTTTTGGACTAGGTAGTAGAGGGGTCATTTACGTATTTTGAGTCGGCTTTTTCTGTTTTCGGATGGTTTCTGTAATCTTCCCTTGGTAGTACTCCCCTTATAGTGAGCAGCGTCTCGCCTATCACCATTTCCGTAGGTACCAAGTTGTCTATTAAGTCGATTTGCATTTACACGCAGGGCTAAGCCCTTTTTAGTTTTGTTGTATTTTTTTTGTTGCTTGAGTCTTGTTGCTCTAGCTTTTGGGTTGGATCGGTAGTATTCAGCTGTTCCTGCCATAGAGCTTCGCCTGTACTAATTCTGGATCTACGGTTGGCATAACCTTTGCAAGTTTTGAAAGAGGGTTCCCGTCGTAAGCAACTCCGCTAATATCATTAGCCTTAAGCCAATCACAAGCTGCTTTTAAGTCTTGAGTAGTTGCTTCGCCTGCTTTGATACGAGCAAGAAACTCCTTAGTAACTAGATTATGCAACTCGTTGAATTGATCTTCGGTTGCTTTCTTTTTCATGCGTTGTACTTTTTTTTCTTTTTCTTTTTTTTTGCCTTTTCTATTTTCAAGATTTTATTCTTTTTGTCCTTATATCTCTCAGGATCAAGGTTATAAATATAATCAGGAAATCTAGTGGTTTTTATTTTTAAGATGTTGTTTGCTGCCATTATCTTTTAGCTGTTCTAGCAGCTCGTCTAAAGTTTGCATTTGTTGGAGCACCTTTAGCTCCGGGTTTTCGCATTTTTTCGCCAGAGCCTTTTTTAATTCTTAGACGTTTGGCGTGGATGTTTGCATAAAGACCGCGTTTAGCCATTAGCGTTTACCACCCTTGCCTTTTTTCATACCACCACATGAGCCTTTGCCTTTGTGTGCCATTATTTTTTGCCTCCTTTTTTAGGAGGTCTTCCTTTTTTTGTACCGTAGGTACCTTTTCCGCTTGGCATAATTAACATTTCCATTTACGAAGGGCAAGAGCCTTGCGAGTAGGCTTGCCGTTTGGTTTTTTCATTGGTCCTTTTACCCCTGACATACGAGCGCAAAATGATCTTTTGCGAGGACCTCCACCCGGTTGGGGTGCTTTAAGGTTTGAGCCTGTAGCTCTGTTGTATTTTTCTCGACCAGCTTTGGTGAGTCCGCCAGTCCGACTTTTGTGTTTACCGATTTTCAAACTGACGTTTGCCATTATTTAATGTCCAAACCTTTTTTAACTATTGCTAGTGCTTTATCGTCTAATTCGTTATCAGTCTGCTCAACTAATTTTTCAAGTAATTGAACTACAAATAATTTAAATTTGTCACTTTTTAAAGAAGTTAAAACGAGAGGTTTTATTAGTGCTAACATTTTCTTTTGGTAATAATGATTGAATAGGGACTATGTCGTGACACATATGTTCGACACGGCTTCCCGGTCTTAGGGTGAAACCCTTTTGTTGTAGTTCTGCACATTTCAATGCACGAACAAGCTCGTAGTCGAGCCTTAATTTTTCTTCCTGTCTTTTAGCTATTTCTTTACAGAGTTTATGTCCGCTCTTATCAAGTGGAACCATGAAGTTAACTTGAAACCCCCAATTTTCATTTAGCTGATAGCTAGTTGGATGTAACCCTTCCATATCTTCTTTTTCAGAATATGGATTAGTATGGTTGCCCATATAGAACGGTGAGAACGTCATCGTGCTACCGTTACAAGCCACTCCGGGAGCGTATTGTTGACGAGAAGCTGCCCCATTATTTTGAAATTGGACAGCTTGATTCGTTACATTTCCAGTGGCTGCTGCTACTGGATTTGAGGTGTTATTTACTTCAGGTTCGTCTGCTAAAACAGGTGTTATTGTGAGAAGACAGAAAGCGAGGTAGTAGTAGTATTTATAGTCCAATCTGTTGTGGCATCTATTTGCTCTACTAGCCCTGCGGCTCTCGATGTTACTTCTAACGTCCAATCTGCTGTTGCATCCGTTACGGAAAAGGTTGTAGCTGCGTCTGCAATGTCTCCAGAAGGAGTTACATTTGAGCCTGACCAGCTTTTGACCTCTGATCCAAATACCTGTGTCTGCTTGACTTCTTGGACGGTTTGAGTTGTTGTTGTCGTACTGTTCATCGACCCTTGAGTAAACTGAGGGGTCACAGTATTTGCTCTCGCTACTGCGGGTGACAACAGTGCTAAGAGAAGAATCCATTTCTTCATGTTTTTGGTTTTATTGATGTAGTTCCGTTACCGTTACCATTCTTCTTACCATTGCCCGTGGACAGCCCAAAAGTCGCGAGTGCGCCTGTAAAAATCGAGGCTACAAACGTGATATCAGAACTTGCACCTAAAGGTTTTTTAACCATAGGTAGCTCAACATAATTTAAAGTGATGATAAATCCACTCCAGATAACAACACCAAGGCGCACCATTGCACCAAGTATTTGCATCTGTTCTTCATGGTCATCTACGTTTTCTTTTAATTTGGTAAGGAGTCCTTTTTTTTCTGGCGGTTTTGCTTCCATTTATCTACTTTTCCTTGTATTGATTTCTGTAGCTTCTTTTTAATAGTGTTAAAAAAAGGTTGTGCAAAAGTTGTAACTGCCACCGCACTTACGGCTGCATAAGTTGCAGCCATAACTACTTCAGTTGTGGGAAGTGGTACTTCAAAATTAAAGTATGGTACTTCAAACTTTGGAGTAGGAGCGGGTTGTTCAGTTTTTTCTTTTGTTTTTTCTTTTGTTTCTTTAGGTTTACGTAAATCACTAGGAGGTACGACTAAAGGTTTATAGGATGGAATTTCTGCTTCAGGCAGATTTAAAGATGGAGTTGGGTATTGTTGAGCGGGAGGTAAAGCTAAAGTTGGAAGGTGGATTGCTTCACCTATTTTCAACTTTCTCTTCCTCTTCTACAACAGCAAATTCTTGGATTTGACGTTCTACTTCAAGAATAGCTCCAGTAATTTGATCAAATGATCTAGAAAGTTGCATACGTTCTAGATTTAATTGTTGTAGTCTTTCTTGTAATTTTTCCATGGGTGTTTAATAAAATTAATAAAGTTTCTTACCATCAACAATAGCTTTGTCGATAGCTGTAAAAGATTCAGATGTCCAGATAGAAGTTTTTTCATCTAGCTTTTTGTAGTCCTTAATTATCTCAAGGTGTTCTACGTTACGTTGGATTTTTTCTTTCCATTCAGCGTCTGTTTCATCTTCGGTTTTAGCAGTACCTATTACAGTAACGCTATCGCCAGCAGCAGCAAAGATAGCTGCGATTTCATCAGTAGTTCTTTCTTCCATTGTTTTAAAAAATAAATAATTTGTTTATGCAGCTTCGAGGGCTGTGACTTTTGTTGATAATTCTTTTATTGCATTAATCAAATAATAAATCACGTTATCAATCTGTACATTTTTTATTCCATTAGCGTCTGTATAAACTGCACTCGGTATCACGGATTCTAATTCTTGAGCAATAAATCCTAATTGTGTTCCAGTTTTTTCAACAGTACATATATGAGATACAGAAGCTAAATCCGTAAGTTTAACCTCTTCTTCTGTTTTATATTCAAAGTTTCTTGGTTGTAACTTGGTAATAATATCTAAACCTACATTATTATCTGCAATATTCTTTTTAATTCTTTCATCAGAAGTAGTAGTCCAAGTTGTTGTATTACCACCATGATAAACACCATTATCGGAATTAACGAAAAATGTTTTGTTACCTTTACCAGTAGCACTTTTTCCAAATACAATTTGTTCTTCTCCTGATGCTGCTGAAATTTGTGCCTGATAACCAATAACAATATTTTCGTTACCAGTTGTTATACCTTGAGCATCATATCCAATCTGTATGTTGTAATCACCAGTTGTTACACCTGTTCCAGCTTGCCTACCTAAACCAACATTACCAATACCATCAGTAATACCTCTTAATGCATCCTGACCTATAGCAGTGTTATGTGATCCAGTTGTGTTAGATAATAAAGCGTGTCTACCAACTGCCGTATTATTGTCTGCTGTAGTATTAGCTGCTAAAGCACCAGCACCGCAGGCTGTGTTATATTCTCCTGTTGTGTTAGCTGTTAATGAATTATAACCAATAGATGTATTTTCATTTGCTGTTGTATTAGCATCTAAAGCATTACCACCAACAGCTATGTTGTATATTCCAGTGGTGTTAAACCTTAATGCTTCTGTACCAACGGCTGTATTGCTATGACCAGTAGTGTTAGATACTAAAGCTTGCATCCCCACTCCTGTATTGTCAACACCAGTAGTAGTATTTGCTAAAGAGTTATATCCTACACCAGTATTGTTACTTGCGGTTGTATTAGATTCTAAACAACTCCTACCTACAGCAGTATTCTGAGTTCCAATTGAATTAGCTGCCATACAATCTTTACCTATCGCAACATTATTACTAGCTGTGTTACTTGTTAAACATTTATACCCAATAGCTGTGTTATGAGAACCTGTTTGGTTTGCATCTAAGGCATCGGCACCTATGGCTACATTTGTTTCTCCAGTTGTGTTTGCTGCTAGAGCATTCTTACCTGTTGCTGTATTATAAGATCCTGTTGTATTGTTTGTAAGTGCATTTTGACCTACTGCTACATTACTATCACCAGTAGTATTATTTTCTAGTGTGTTTGATCCTAAAGCAGAGTTTGTAGCACCAGTTGTATTAGCTCCTAGAGAACCATAACCAATAGCAGTATTAGCATTTGCTGAAGTATTAGCATCTAAAGAAAAAGCACCTACAGCAGTATTACTAGCTCCTGTTAGGTTGCTAGCTAGTGCATCTTTACCTATAGCTGTATTGTTACTTGCTGTTGTATTTGTAGTTAAAGTATTAAATCCTAAAGCGGTATTAAATTGTCCAGTTGTATTTGCATCTAAAGATTGTGCCCCTACTGCAACATTTCTGTCCCCAGTAGTATTTGCTGTTAAGGCACTTTTACCTACAGAAGTATTAAAAGTTCCAGTTGTGTTTGCACGTAAACAATTTGATCCAAAAGCAGTATTACTACTTGCTGTATTTGCATTTAAAGCAAAATGACCTACACCTGTATTAGCATCTGAAGTAATATTTGTTGAAAGTACTCCATCACCAACTGCCACGTTAGCTGCACCAGTAGTATTAGCATCTAAAGCAGTAGAACCTACGGCTGTGTTGTTTGTTCCAGTAGTATTAGATCCTAATGCAGCATATCCAACAGCTGTGATATTACTGGCAGTTGTGTTTGATCCTAAAGCTTCATGTCCACAAGCAGTGTTGTTATTGGCTGTCGTATTAGCGTCAAGAGCATTAGTTCCTACAGCTACGTTTGATGTTCCAGTTGTATTGGCTTGCATTGCTGCATAACCAAATGCAGTATTGTTATTGGCAGTGGTATTAGCTTTTAAAGCATCTGAACCCATTGCTGTATTTGAACTTCCTGTAGTATTAGCTGTTAATGCATTATTTCCTAAACCAGCAAGATTACTTCCAGTTGTGTTTGCACTTAAAGCGTTATAACCTACAGCAACAAGACTTCCACCACCTGTATTTTGCTTTGCAGCACCATAACCTAATGCTGTGTTGTTGCTTGCTGTATTATCTTCTAAAGCTAAAGAACCTATGGCAGTATTACCTGAGTTACCTGTAATTGCAAGTCCAGCATTTACACCCATAGCAACGTTAAAGTTTCCAGTTGTACACGCAGATAAAACGTTAAAACCTACACCAGTATTATTAAGTCCAGTAGTATTAGCATCTAAAGTTAAACTTCCTACAGCTACGTTTTGCGTTCCAGTTGTGTTTGCTCCTAATGCAGTATGTCCAACAGCTGTGATATTACTTCCAGTTGTGTTTGCATCTAAAGCGTTAGCACCAACGGCTACGTTTTGCGAACCAGTTGTATTAGCATATAAAGAAGCATGACCAACTGCTGTGTTAGTATTACCTGTTGTATTTGATGTTAAAGCTTG